ATCATCAATAGAATTCTGACGATTCTTGGTGTCTTGCCTGCGTAGTTCAGGTAGAGGGATCGTCTCTGCGAGTAGGGAAGAATCAGCATAGCGTTGGGAAAACTCTTGGAAGGTGAAAGAACGGTGCCTCAAAATTTGAGGTGAGATCGCCCTAGTAGTATGGATTTCCAGAGTCATCATTGCCTGTTCAAACACGGACCAATGACCATGTTTGATGCAATACTTAAGTAGTCCTGCTACCTTAGGATTGTCCTGGTTAGAAGGATTGCTCACACGAGCAATATAACCGATTGTCTTCTCTGCATCAGGAGTGACAGAGATCAAACATACTTTTGTCATTTATCAATAAACAGTTTGGTGAGAACGTATAAACCGAGTGCCTTAAGATATCCAATGGTTGCTAAACCAAACATACCTGGCACTAACCAGTTCCATAATAGCATAATAACTAGAGGTTTGACAAGTAAAGAGAGAACACCAACGGCAACTACCTTTGCTGCTTCTTTCTTTTCTTCTGCCTCTAGTTCTTCTTGCTCTTCTTTTTCCTTTTCTTCAAAGGCTCTCTTGTCAAAGTAAACCGTCATTTGGTTTTCTTTTTGGGAGCGTTCGGGTCTTGCCATAATTTAGGATTAATTCTTCCTTCGGACTGTTGCATATCTAGCAGATCATGACGATATAAGTCCCAGTAGTAATCAAAAATTTCTACCTGCTTACTACCATACACTAGATCATATTTAATTGTACCATCATCCCGATATTTGACAAGGTACGCAGTGTATGGCAGTGACTTATCCTCAGCATCTGCTGGATCACAGCACTGCTTGATAATCTTCAACTGCGTCCTCCCCACTCGATGCTAGGAAATGCTTCAGAGATCACTGCTTTAGTAATTCTCTTATACTTGTCATTCAGTTTGCCATCCTTCACAAGGACAAGCAGTTCTGCTTCTTCTGCAGAGAGTCCTTCCAGCAACTGAACGAACATAGATTCCTTCTTAAGCATAGGCAGTTTGTCTGCTCCACCTTTGAAGAAACGATACAGACCACGATACTCAGATTCGAGTTTCGTATGATCTGTACCTACAGGTGCATCGTTGGGAGTGTAAGGAACTTCGCCTTCAGGCAATACAGAAACAACGCTCTCATCAAAGTTGATGATCAACAATTGACGTAGAGCGGTGCTGTTATGTTTCCTAAGCAAGTCAACTTTTTCTTTTTTGGTTTTAGCATTTGAGACCTTGCGTAAGATCTCGCTAATGAGCAAGCGTGCGCTGCTGTTTTCAATAGATCGTGTAGGCATAATTAACTCCGTTTATTCATTCTTCATCTTCTTCAGATTCAAAGTTCCAATACGGATTTTCTGGTCTGACGTAGATAAGTTCATCGTGTAACATGTTTCCATCTTCATCGAACATCTCTGGATGAGTGACTGACTTTGCGTAGGCAGCATTTTCAATGAAGTCTTCAACGTACCCTTTTGCCAACCAAGAGACCGTGATCCCTAGAATGAATGCTCCGAGTACAACTAATACAACTAATGCAATTAACATGGTTCCCCCCTGTTTAACCGTTTACAAAAATTGGAAACCAACCTCCTATGTTATGAACTCAAAATTATTTAGTCCTTAAATGAGATTGTTTTCGCGGAGATACCGTACAGTTTCAGTACATCCTCCAAGGTTAACGGTGTCCTTGACAACCTGAGGGAAGGTAGTGCCAGGACCAAACTGAGCGTAGAATTGTTCGCGAGTAAAATCTCGATTCAGTTGCTTCTCAGTATAAGCATATCGTTTGCCCTCAAGAACTTGTTTGATCTTGGTGCAATAAGGACAACCTGTCCTTGTATAAACTACAAAATTCATAATTTCTCCAGAATAAAAAGGGGACCCTCAGGTCCCCAGAGATTCTACCCTATGTAGACGTGAATCAGAAGGAATACTTCAGACCCAACTTTCCACCATAGCCGCGATCGACGGAAGAGTCGCCACTGCCGATGAAGGAGACTTCACCATACAGACCGACAGCATCGGTAACAGCAACACCCAGACCTGCCTTACCAGAAGGAACGGTGTCATCAGTGCCGCCATCTGGAGAGACCAGGCTAGCACCACCTTGGACGTAGTATGAAGCGTTCTCACCCAGAGCACCTTCATAGCCTACATGGAAATCTGTAGTTGCCCCAGTGTAGTCACCGCCAGTCCAACCAGCATTGGTTTCCACGTTAACGTAGGGTCCTGCAAGGGCAGCACCAGGAGCAGCGAATGCAACAGCAGCAGCGGCGGCAGCGAAAGCAGTTTTGATCATTTGTTTAATACCTCGTTTGTTTTTTACTTGCGGAGTGATTACCCGCAGATGAAAGCAGACTCGACTTGCCTGCGTTGGGGAATATTATAACACGAACCTGAAGAAGTGGCAAGTGTTACAAATTTGTAACGTTACAAGTGAATATTTATAAGTTTAAATACTTACAAATGTGACTCAAACGTTACTGTAAACCGTCCAGTCGTGACTCTTTCTTCATTTTTGATCTGAGTTCCTGAAGTTTCTGTCTTACTTCAATGAATTGTTCTGCTGTTTGCAGGCGACCCTCGTAGTATGCATCAGGATCTAGTTGGATATCAATGACATCCATGGGATCTACAATTGCTTCAAACTCAGCATCATCATCCCCCAACAATTCTTTTAGTTCGTCAGGGAGATCTTCATTTTTAATCTTGGGAAGGTCCATTACTGTTCGTAGTATTCGTATCCTGATGCCAACCTAGTATGCCATATCAGGTTGCCACTTGTCAAGCTTGATGCCTGAATGTCTGTTGACTTTGCAACAATTGTTTCCGAGACATTGTTAGTCACTGTCTCTGTAGTGGTAGTAGTAAATGTACCAGGGTGTTTAACTGAAGAGATTTTCAACTCAGCATTACAATCATTACCATCTTCATCTCGGAAACACAGTTTAGTATCACTCTGTTTTGAGAATCCACCACTGTTGTTCGTGATGAGTATTGGATATATTTGACCTGCTGCAGCAGTGAACTTATAAGAATCAGATCCACTGCGGCGACCTGCAGTCTGCACAAATGTTTTGCCAGCGATATTTAAAGTTCCAAGGGCAGTGTTTGCAGTATTAGGATTATCATCCCACTCAAAGATCAGTTGAATTTCTCCAGTTCCTTGACCAGTGACAATGATAAATCCGTTGTCATTAAATACTGCCTGAATATCATTTTCAACTTGCACTGTAGTATTGACTGTCTCCACTGTAGTAGATCCTGGTCTGGTGATTGTCCACGCTACACCACCAGGATTTGATGTCCACTCGTCTATAACTGGAGCATTAGGTGCCTGGTTAGTTACGGTAGCAGTGACTGTATGAGCACCTACAGATAGATTAGAGAGTGATGTAGTAGTGCTTGTAGTGAAAGAACCAGATGTTGCTACTTGAGCACCGTCCAGAAGAATTGTAGCCTGGTTGTCTGCCTGTAATTCTAGAGTGTAGGTATCAGTAGCAGGAATATCAATGTTCCATGTTGCTGTATGTGTTATGCCCGACAGAGGTAATGTTGCCGATGGATATACAGAGTAAGCATTCATAAAGGAAGACCACGCTTGGTGAGGTCCAGAAGGAACCCAGGTGGCGCTTGCACCAGAACCTGAGCAAGGACCACCCTTACAGATCTTCAGGAACCAACCTCCAGGATTTCTACCCCAGAAGAATGCAAGACCTTCTGGACGCCCCTCAGCATCTATAAATCCAGCGGCAGAGTTAGTACACTTTACAGTGACTTTGATATTACCTCTTGTTAGATTTCTAGTAACTGTATATGGAGTGGAATATGTACCACCTGCAAAGATACCACCAGGAAGATTGTTGAATAGGATATCACTATCGCCCAAGACAACTGTTGAGTTATCATCAGATCCAAAGGTGAATCCATAGACTCCATCCGACTCAATAAAGATAGTGTAAGTTACCTCCTGTTCTTCAAAAGGTAATGTGCATTCTTCAGGGTTGACCCATACACCATATTTTTGACCATCTTCATTCCACCATGATTCCTCAAAGTCATGATCAACAGCGTCAATAGGAAGTATTGTAAACGTAGAATTTACATCAAAACTACCACCACCAAGAGTTATCTCTGTGTCTCCTTGATCACCCGACTGGTTATATGTCTGACCATCAATATTAAGAGCACCAACTGCTTGACCATTGACGTTTGGATTATCATCCCACTCGAATTTTAAAGTAACATTGCCACTACCAGTAATGACTAATGCGAGGTTGCCTTCATTACTTCCAGTAAAGTTAGCACTTGCTCCACCTGATACTGAATCAATTATCAATTCTGCATCAGTATCATTTTGACTGGTGGAATCTGTCCATCTAATTCTATTGTTTGTAACAGATAGAAGTGCAGCATTAGTTCCTCTGCCATTTGTTCCTTGTGCTGCTACTGTGATTGGATAAGTTCCAGCACCTCCGCTCGGCGGATCATCATCGAACTCTAGTACAGTATCACTTACTCTTCTTCGGTATGAAGGTCCAGCCAGTCCATTGTAATTGACTGTGTATGTTCCTGCACTGACAGTAATATATTCTGTTTCACTACCTCTCGTTCCAGATTGTACCCAGGTAGTAATATTACCAGTGTCATCAGTAATTGTAATATTGTTTAGAACTACTCCAGATATACTAGGACTATCATCCCAAGTATATTGAAGTGGAAGAGCACCACGTCCAGATCCAGTAACAGTTATAGCAGTTCCATCTGAATTCCAGGCAGCTGCAACTGTGATTGGTTCTGGGATAGATGTTTTCTTTGCAGAGACGTTATACGTTACAGGTTTAGATCTTTCTCTCTTGTACTTTGTGATGATAGTACCATCTGCTTGTACAAATTTTGTGGGGCGAATATTAATATCGGAATCAAATGGAGAACATGAATCTGGTCCAATCTTAGGAACAAAGAATCTGTCATTAAGTCCTACAGTTCCTGCACCAGGAAATGAATCACCTGGTGTCTTATCTCCAATGAACTCATATTGACAATCGTAGAATGTGCCGTCTGGTTTCTGCTTACATTTGATGCCAATAAGATGACGAGGTAGAAACCCCATCAATTGCTTCATAGGCAACCACCAAGGTTCCTCTGGACCGTAGATATAGACAAACTCATCTACTGGAGGTGCTAAGGTTACCCTGTTTTGTGCTGAAATCTCCTCATCAGTAAGGGGCGCATCACATACAGGTCCAAAATATCCTTCAGGATAATAGTACGCCATTAAAAAAGAGGGTTGTTACACCCTCTATTTATTCATTCGTTGTAAAGATCCTCTAACCTTTGCTTCTCATCTTGGAACTGTTGACTATTCATTTCTGATACATCAACATACATCACTTCTTCACCAGGTTCAGGTGCTTCTGGATGCTTTCGCTTGATGGGTTCGTTCATTGCTTTATTGATTGATTGAATGTTCGACCACATCATAGCGAATGCTGCACCTGCTATCAAGGCAAAACAAACGAAATAGATGAAAACAAAGACAGGATTCACAGGGCGTTACCTCGGGGAAGTACCTCTTCAGGGAACACGAAGTTCTCATGAGGTTGATCGACTGGTGCCAACCAAGCACGCAGACCTTCATTCAGAAGGATGTTTTTAGTGTAGAAGGTCTCGAACTCTGGATCTTCTGCTGCTCTGATCTCTTGGGATACAAAGTCATAAGCACGAAGGTTGAGAGCAAGACCAATAATACCGATGGA